AGATCCGCAGCAGTATACCTTGTGAGGTTACCCATGATTCTTAGCTCCTTTAAAAGCGAGTTTGTGTTTTGTGGACCCCGAAGGCATCCAGATATATTTATAGCACAGATACAAAAAAACGGGGTAGTGAACCCCGTAGTTTTTTATTCGGTTATCACAAAATTTGTTCAAGTGGAGATGTTACTTGAGATACTCTATTCTTAATAATTTCACAATATTCTTCAGACATTTCAACTCCAACAGAATTGAACCCAGCATCTTTTGCTGCTATTAAAGTTGTTCCACTCCCAGCAAAAGGATCGTATACAGTTCCACCAGTGGGAGTTATAAGTTTAATTAGATATTTCATCAATTCTAAATTTTTTACAGTTGGATGATTATTTTCAACTGTTCTATTATGAGTTCTTTCTTTCACAGAACTTTTAGTTGAATAGAAAAATCTACTAGCAGTTCCTTCATCACAATAAGTAGTTTCTCCGATGTATCCACCACCACCAAATACACCTCCACCATACTGTCTACCTTGATAATCCTCTACTCCATAATTTCTTGACCAACCATTACCTCTTTCACCAAACTTTGCAAACTGTTCTTCAACTTCATCACTGCCATCATGAATAACATTTCCTGGCCAACGTCCAGAATCTAATCTAGATTCTTCAATATTAATTGCACCTACACCATACTTTTCCAAATTTTTTATAATTGTTTTTTCCTCAATAGGTTTTTGTGCAAGCAAAATTGGTTCATAACATGGTTTAAGTCCTGTTCCCCAACCCTCCCAATCAGAGTTCTTCTTACCCATATTTTGACTTTTGGGCATACCTTGACCATACAACCACATCAAAACATCTTTTATTTTTAGTCCAGAGTCCTCAACAGCACAAGTGAGTCGATGAAAGGTCTTTGATGCTCCAAATATAAGCAAGTAACCACCTGGTTTTAGAGTTTTAGAAATGGATCTCCAGGTTTCTTCCTTAAAAGCAACACAGTTTTTATAAGAATCCCAACTATTACCTAGGTATTCAATACCATATGGAGGATCTGTTACTACAGCATCAAATAGTTCCCCATCATATTCATCGGAGAACTTTACACAGTCACTATTAAAGTAATTGCAGTTTAGCATCGAATTCCTCTTGTCGTTTCTTTTCTTGTTGTTCTCTCAACTCAATGTGAGATTGATGAGATTTTTCACTAATCTCTTTGAGTTTTAGTATAACATCTTTTCTAGTGATTGTATAATCTTTTTCTTGGTCAAAATACTCAAAGAATTTTTTCTCTTTCAACATTGTCTGACCAGTTCCAAGATTTGTATTTGTATAATTAAGATGTTCATACAAGTTGAACATACAAATCTTATTGCCTTTTCCATCAATACTTATTATATAATAAGAATTAATTTCACCACTTAAAAATTTATCGCATAGTCTATTAAAGGAAACCATATTTGGTTGCCCATCTTTATCATATCCAAATTTAATATTGATAAGATCTTTAACAAAATTAAGATCTTGCATAGAACGTGAAGTTTCTGGTAAAGTAAACTTCTGGTTGTCGTATGTATTTAATTTTTCTACTAGTTTTTCTTCAACACTTTCACCAAACTGATGACCTGGTTCCTTTTTATTAGGATCAAATCCGACTTCTTCTAGCACAGATGGTAAGAATTCTTTTACCAGACTTAGAATGAAATCAATATTAGTCTTGGAAATCATGGGAGTGCCTTTGACCCACACATTATAACAATAAAAAAGACCCCTGTCAAGGGGTCTGCGGGTTTCCGACTTTCGTAGAGACCGCACGAAAGGTCTCAGTCTTATTTAGTTACTTCTTCTTGAGGTTTAGTCTTCTTACCAATATTATATTTGGTCTCCAATATCCAATCTTGCTTTTCCTTATATGCAAGAACTTTGATTTGATTAAGAGGTGCAATATCAGAAACTGAATCTTCTTTTACGACTGAAATAAGTCCCCAATCAGCAAGTAATCGAGTAATTCTATTTCGACGTTGTACATCGTTCAATGTAAGGTTAGCATGTTTGCCATCTAGAGCAAACAATTCCTTAAAGTGTACAATAAAATATCTTCCCTGCTTATGAAGAATATGGCAGGATTGATAAAGTTTTTTTTCCTTCCGCGATGCAACNCCAATGCGTGTCAGNGTTTCACGGACTTTGAGAAAATCATCTGGTTCGTTAAGCATAACCTCTACCATTTGGTCTTGCGACCATTCAACAGTAGGTTCCACTGTAGAAGTCATTTTGGGCCTCCAATATCAAGTCGTTGTTTAATAAAATTAATCTGTTCTTTAGTCAGAATTTTTAGAGCTTGTGATGCCTTCTCATTACTATAACCATAGTATTGTTTGACACATTCCAGATCCGTGACTTTATCCTTACGGAGCCAGGGAGAAAATCTCTTCTTTTTCCTCAGACTATTTAGATAAAAAGAATATTGCATGTCTTTGTCCAGGTGAGAATTTTTATTCATCTCATTGGCAAACATCACGCAATCTAGATGTCCTGATAGGCAACGATTGATAATATATGGAGGATATTCTTTCGTATGTTCTGTAAGATTTTCTTTATTAAAGTTAATTGAGTTGAGCCAGTCTTTTAATTCCATTATCTAATAATCTCCAAATCAGCACCAGGTTCCCAGATCTCAAGTTGAGTTCTTACTCTCTCTTGAGATTGCAACTTTTCATATCTCTTAGTTGCTTTCTTCTTCCACCAAGTGATTGCATCATCCATTGAGTGTTCAAACTTACCAAAGTAATATCTCTTCTTCTCAGTCAATGTCTTTGCATGTTCAATACAATCATTAAACTGTTTGAGTTTTTCTTCATCTTTAAGAGAATTGCGGATGATGGAAATCATCTTGGTTTGAATTTTGAGTTTCTTAGATGACTTATCTGCAGAGATCAAACGTTCTCCACCATTGCGTTCGTTAAACCACCAGAAGAAATTGCGGAACTCATCATCATGGAAGAGTGGAAGGAAGTTGCTCTCAGTGTCTCCTATGTGCCTCAGGAAAGGTTTCAAACCATCATACATGGACACACCCTTGGTGGTTCCGTAGAGAGATGTTGTCTCAAAATATTTAAGATCTGATCCATACTTCTCATCAAACTGTTGCTTGAGTTCCTTAGAACATGCTAGGAGAGCAAGTAGTTTTCCACCCAAGTAATTGAACCCGAAAGGTTGAGTAGGAACAATGTTGAACCCCATGACAAAATGAGCATTAATATCAGAGAGCGGAAGGACTTTACCAAAATAATTATTTCTTGGTTTACTATTGATAGTAGGAGATCCAAACCTTACAACACCAACAACTTTATTAGTATTTGTTTCTTCAACAATCCACTTATGTGTTCTGCCCGGTATTGCTTCCTCAATAGGATTTGATGCTGTTAAATTGAGAGTTTCTGAATACAACCACTGATTGTATCTTGATGATGTTTTAGGATCAGTATCTACAACATGAACCTCAAAATTCATGTCATTTGGATGCATATTAAATACATCAAAGAATTCAGATTCTGCACCAAATAATGATCCAGGCCTATCTCCAATACGATCTTTTTTTACAAAGCGAAGGTAATCATCAATACGATTAAACTGAGTATAATAATTAATAAATTTATCTGCAGCGTAAACCGCATCACTCTCAGATAGAATCATAGGTAGTTAGGTTCATCACCTTTGTGAAGGAGTACACCATCAACATTCCGAAGTAATTGTTGCACATCATCATGCAAAATACGATATCCAGTACCGACATACAATTGTCCAAGGACAACTGATACTGTAGCAGTTCCCCAAAAAATGTAGTACCATCTAGATTTTACTTGTGCTTTAATCTTGGTTTTCATAATGTTTAATAAGTCGTTCGGCTTGTTTTCTATCAATCCCACAAGGGGCATTCTTAAGGCATCTAATGATAACCTCATTATCGCATATAGAAGGTTTGATTGTAAACCCCCACTTGTCAACTTCACCTTCTATAGGTGCTTCGCATGGGTCAAATTCGTGAGGCATTATTCAATACCTTTGGGAAAACTTTCAATCTCAGTCAATTCATAATCCCAGTCTTCCATGACTATGTTAGCAAGAAATCTATCAGAAAGCATTTCCAATTCCTTCTCAGCATACTCTCTAGTCTCTGCTTCTAACCAAACATCAACTACCTTACCCAATCTAAGTTTCCT